AACCCGAACAAGCAGGCGTGCTCCCGCACCGGACTTCGGCTTTCGCCCCGAAACCCGAAGCACACAGACGCAAGGTTGCGGTGACCCGCAGCCAGAAGGAGTAGACCATGCCGACCTACATCATCAGGCGGTCGCCCGAGCGCGAGGAGTACCTGCTCTGGTCGACGGTCGTTGACGCGCCAACATCGCGTGTGCTGACTCGGCAGGAAGCCCTCGACTACGCATCCGCCGTCGGCGGGATCGACGAGGACCTCGCTGCCGAACAGGGCCGTAGAAGAATCCAGCGCGTGGATGAGCAGGGCTCGACCGAGCAAGGGCACCCGTACTACGGCTACGGCCAGGAGACGTTCTGGTGGCGCGAGCGTGCGCCCGAGGACGTCGGACGGCCCTTCGAGATCGAGGACCAGCCGGGCCTGTTCATTGGCCGTGAGCTGACCCGGGACGAGCTGTTCGATGTGATGGCGCAAGCTGCGCAGTAGGCCCGATGTGGGGAGTCGATAGCGGCAGCTACACAGCCTGCTTGCAGCCATGTCACAGCGCATGCTACGGTTACTTCATAATCAACAAAGGTGTGCCACCCACCCGGGTGGCATTTCTCATTGAAGCAACAACTCCAGACAGTTGGCCCCCGCGCAGCGGTAACTGCCGGGGACCAGGCCGACACGATTGGAGCGTGCCGACATGGGCTACCCTATCCTGAAAACGAATCAGCACACTATCCGCGGTCAAGACCCAACCGCAGACGTCGCTCTTCGGAAAGATGAAAAGCCGAGCGATTACCAAGACGGGCAAGCAACGTCGGTCTACTACCTCCACTCATCAGACCACGAACTGCTGTATGTCGGAATCACATCGCGCTACGTCGTCCGTCTGGCAGAACACGCGCGAGACAAGAACTGGTGGAGCGAAGTAGGCTACGCATCCTTTGAGCACTTCGATACACGCGTCAAAGCAGAACTCAGAGAAGCCGCCGCGATAAAGCAACTAGAGCCTCGGTACAACAAGCGGCAGCCCGTCGCCCCTTCGACAGCTCCACTCAGGCCATCTGAGTGTGTCGTCCATGACTGCGATCGTCGCCCAAGAGCAAAAGGGTTGTGCGAACCGCACTACAGAAAGCAGTGGCGAGAGTCCAAGCAATGAAGCCACAGCCCTGCCGGACGCACCTCGGCAGGGCTTCCTCATGCCCCAAGACCGGTATGCTCTAGCCATAAGCTAGAACACCTGACGCCACCCCAAGCCGGGTGGCGTTCCTCGTTACAGGCCACACCAGTTGCTGATCAGGGCCGCGGGGCTTGGGTCAGAGTCCCCACCCTCCTCCAGCTCCAGCATCATGTCATCGAGCAGAGCGCCCAAGCGGTCGCTGCCCGCAGCGAGCCACGCTTCCTCAAGCTCGACCATCAACTGCTCTTCGTCGATGGTGCCGGCGTTGACCGCCGTCACGATGCCGTCCCACAGCTGGCAGGCCTGCTCGTCCTCTGCCGGAGTCGACGTGCAGCCGACAGCGAACAGAACAACGATGGCGACAACAGCAGGCAGGTTCACTCGCATCGGTTCCCCGTTGGTAGACGTGAGGTGACCCTACCCCCCCCGCCCCGAAACGGGATAGGGGGGCCAAATCTTACGCAGGGAGGGGGTGTGCGGCGGCAGGGGGGGGAGCCGACTGTGTGTGGCCCTACACCCCAAGAGTCTGGCCGACCCTCACGCCGTGGGTGACGCTGACCCCCGGTACAAGACCTCGGAGTGGAAGCGAGTCCGTCGGCGCGTCCTCGATCGCGACGGCTACGTCTGCCAGATCCGTCTCGACGGCTGCCTGACCGAGGCCGACCAGGTCGACCACATCGTTCCGGCCGCTGCAGGCGGGGAGTTCTACGACGACAGGAACCTGCGGGCCTGCTGCCGTCGGTGCAACTCCAAGCGGGCCCGCCGAACCAAGGTCCGTGAGGGGTGGCGACGCGCCGATACCGTGGTGATGCTGGTGGTCGGTCCGCCTGGCGCAGGCAAGTCGACCTACGTGCGTGAGCAGGCGTCACCTCGAGACGTGGTGGTGGACTACGACCGGATCGCGCAGGCGCTCGGGTCGCCGGTGACGCACGGGCACGCCAACCACGAGGCGGTGATGGCGGCGCGAGGTGCGGTTCTGCGGCGTCTGCGGCGCGGGGAGCTCGATGCGCCGCGCGCGTGGATCGTGTCGTCCAACCCAGCGGCTGAGGAGATGTTCCCGCACCACGAGCTCGTCGTCATCGACCCAGGCGAGGACGAGGTGTTGCGCCGCTGCGACGAGGCGGGACGGCCTTCACGGTGGTCTGGGTTGGTCCGTGACTGGTACGCGAAGCGTTCGGTGTCGGTGCCCGACGGCCTGGTGGCCCCTTCCCGGGAGTGGTGACATGCACCGATGCTCCGAATGTGGGTTCGAGGCGAAGACGTCGCAAGCTCTCGGTTCACATCGCCGCTACCGGCACGGACCTGGCGAGTCAGCCGGTCCTGGGCCAATGTCTAAGGCAGTGCAGGTCACCATCGGGCAACTGGAGGACATGGGCCGGATCGAGCCGGTGGACAGCGCCCGGATCGAGTCGCTGCGGCAGATCGCGGTGCAGCTGGACTTGTACCCAAAGGACGCGCGGCTGTGGCGGGAGATGCGGGACACGCTGCGGGAGGTCGTCGACGCTGATGAGCGCGCTTCCGATGACCTCACCGCAGCACTCGCGTCGATCGGAGGCGGCCCCTCTCTGGGCAACCCCACGTAGGCCAGAGCGGGAGACGCTCGGTCCGCAGCTTGCCCGGCTTGCGGAGCTGCTCGGAACGCCGTTCATGCCGTGGCAGCGGCTGGTTGCTGATGTCGGCCTGGAGATCAACCCGGACACCGGCCAGCTTGCCTACCAGGAAGTCTGGTTCACCGTCTCCCGGCAGTCCGGGAAGACGTCGCTGTCGTTGCCGTGGCGGATGCACCGTGCTGTCGCTCCCGTGTGGGGCGGTCCGCAACGGGCTTTGTACACGGCGCAGACTGGCGGGGACGCGTTCCGGAAGATGATGGAGGATGAGCTTCCGCTGGTCGAGCAGTCAGCCCTCGGGCCGCTGTTACGTCCTGCCCACGGCGGCCGTGTGCGGCTCGATCCGCGCACGGCGGGCTGGAAGTTCGGGAACGGCTCAAGCATCGACCTGATGGCGTCCGGTGAGGCGTCCGGTCATGGCCGCACCATCGACCTCGGCGTCATCGACGAAGCGTTCCGCGATCTCGATGACCGCCGTGAGCAGGCCATACTGCCGGCCACTATGACCCGTCCGTCGTCGCAGATCCTGGGCTACAGCACGATGGGAACAGAATCGTCGGTGTTCCTAAACCGCAAGGTCGCTGCTGGACGGGCCGCGGTCCGTGAGGACGTCGGCACCGGCATCGCTTACGTCGAGTACGCCATCCCTGCGGATGCTGACATCGACGACCCTGAGGTGTGGTGGCAGCATCTTCCGGCGCTGGGCTACACGATGACTGAGGACACGATCCGGCACGCACGTCAGACGATGTCGGATGCGGAGTTCCGCCGGGCGATCGCGAACCAGCAGACCGTGGGGCAGACCCGCGACATTCCGCAGGAGATGTGGGATCCGGTCAAGGACCGTGACGCGTCACCTGGTGACGGGTTCGTGTTCGGCCTGGAGCTTGACGAGTCCGGTGCGTGGTCGGTGGCGGCAGGGATCGACGGTGTGGGTGAGGTGGTCGCGTCAGGTCACGGGTCCCCGGTCGGGTGGCTGTCGGAGACGCCGGGGCGGCGGAAGCGGACGGTACTGATCGACGGGTCCGGTCCGACCGGTGCGCTGTACGCCGAGCTTGTCGAAGCGAAGGTGAAGGTCGATCGGCTCGGGCGCGGAGATGTCGCGGATCGGTGCCGCAGGTTCATGGACATGATGGCTGACGGCCGGTTGAAGGTGCGACCGACCTCGGCAGCGTTGGAGACCGCGGTAGCGGCGGCGCAGAAACGGCCCGTCGGTGACCGTTGGGTGTGGTCGAGGTCGACCGAGGTGAACATGTCGCCGCTGATGTCGCTGACGTTGGCGGCGACCCACGTCGCCAAGCCGAAGTCGACACCGAACATCCGGGTGATCGGAGGCCGCAGTGGTTGAGCGGCTTCAGTCCGCATCCGAAGTGGTCGGTGCTCTCCTGGTTGTGGTCGGCCTGGCGATGGCGTGGATCCCTCTGGGCGTGATCGCTGCCGGCGCTGTGCTCTTGGCTGCAGGGAACCTGCCGGCTGACCGTCGCGGAGGTTCCTGACGTGCCGTTGCTTCGACGTCTGCTGTCCACCCGCTCGTTCGATGCGCCGTTGGCGTCGGACGACCCGAAGCTGGCGGCTGCATGGTCCGCTGTCGAGTCGGTCTCGGGACGGACCGTGACGACGACCGAGGCGATGCGGACCGCGGCCGTGTACGCGTCGGTGCGGATTCTGTCGGAGACCATCTCGTCGCTGCCCGCGCACGTGATCCGCCGTGCCGGGAAGAACCGGTCGGTGGAGCACGCCCATCCGGTGCAGCAGTTGATCCATGAGGAACCGAACCCGGAGATGGACGCCGGTGAGTTCTGGCGGTTCATGCTGGTCTACGTGCTTTTCGGTGGTGACAGCTACGCGTGGATCGAGCGTGGCGAGGCCGGACAGCCCGTAGCGTTGTGGCCGGTCCCGGCCGGTCAGGTCGGTATCGGGCGTGACCGGCAACGACGCCTGTACTACGACGTGGCCCTTTCAGAGGAGCAGGCCGGCCCGGGACACGACCGGTACTTCCGTGCCGGCGCGGACGACATCATGCACGTCCGGGCGTTCGGAATGGGACGGCTGCACGGCATGTCGCCCATCCAGGCCGCCCGCGAGTCGATCGGCACGTCGAGGTCCGCGCAGGACTACGCCGCCCGGTTCTACCGCAACGACGCGTCCCCGGGCGGGACCATCGAGGTCCCTGAGGAGCTCACTGACGAGCAGTACGAACGCCTTGAGCACGCCTGGAACATGGCGCACCGCGGGGTGGACCGCGCACACATGCTCGCCATCCTCGAATCTGGTGCGACGTGGCGGCAGGTCGGTATCTCTCCACAGGACGCAGAATTCATCCACACGCGTAAATTCGAGCTCGGTGAGATCGCCCGCATCTTCGGTGTCCCACCTCACCTGATAGGTGACACGGAGAAGTCCACCTCATGGGGCACCGGCATCGAGCAGCAGAACATCGGGTTCCTGACCTACTCGCTGATGCCGTGGATTACCCGGCTTGAGCGGGTCGCAACCCGGTCATTGCTGCGCCGCGGGCCGTTCGCTGATGACGACCTGCACGTGAAGTGGGCACCTGAGGCGCTGCTACGCGGTGACGTGAAGGCCCGCTACGAGGCGTACGCGATTGGCCGACAGTGGGGCTGGGAGTCCACGAACTCCATCCTGCAGCTTGAGGACCGCGACCCGGTCGACGGCGGTGACGACTACCTGGTGCCGGAGAACATGCGCCGGATGCTGGCCGCCGACGAGATGGACGTCCGTGACCTGCAGTCCAAGGTGCAGGCCGCCGGTGACCTGTGGCGTGCCGGGTACGACCCCCAGGCTGCCGCCGACCTAGTCGGCATTGACGTGGAGCACCTCGGGTACATCCCACAGTCAGTGCAGGTCATGGTCGAACCTGGCGTGGATGCAGGTGCGCGCGAGGTTCGCGCTGCACCGCAGCTCTTCGGCGCGCACCGCCGGCAGCACGTTCAGGCGCTCCTCGACTACTTCGCACGTCAACGGGACGAGCTGACCGGTGGGCTGTCCGGCCGGAACGTCGACGACATCCTTGAGGTGTGGGACGAGGAAGCGTGGGACGACGAGCTGGCGGGCATGTTCCGCCGGCTGGCGTCGGTCACCGCAGCCGCGTTCGCGTCACGGGTGAATGGACAGTTCAACCCTGACGAGCAGATGGGCCAGTGGCTCGCTGCGAACTCGGCGATCGCGGCACGGTCGGTCAACGACGCCACCATCGAACAGGTCAACCGAGCCGTGGCGCAGGACGACCTGACCTACATGGCGGCGGTCACCAACGTCTACCAGCAGATCGCGGACTCACGCGCCGAGTCCATCGCCAACGACCGGGTCACCGTCGTCGGTCAAGCAGCGCAGAACGAGGCGGCCACCGCATCGGCTGCGGTGCGGACGAAGACGTGGCGGGTCCGTTCCGGCGACCCGCGCCCAAGCCATGCTGCCGTGGACGGACAGACGGTCCCGGTCGGTGAAGCGTTCTCGAACGGTGCGAAGTACCCCGGCGACCCTGACCTTCCCATCGAGGAACGGGCCGGCTGCACATGCGACCTTGAGTTCGGCTGAAGGAGCGGACATGGAGACTCGCGGATTTGCTCTCGAACGCCGCGAGCAGACCGACGACGACAAGCTGGCGGTCGCCGGCGCACCCGTCGTCTACGACTCGCTGTCGGAAGACCTCGGCGGGTTCCGTGAACGGTTCGCCCGCGGGTCGCTGTCGAAGACCCTAGACGAGCAGCGCGACATTGGCCTGCTGTACTCGCACGACTCAGCAGCGGTCCTCGCGTCGACCCGGGCCGGCAACCTCCGTCTCGACCCGCAGGACGAGGCCCTCCGCTACGAAGCGGACCTGTCGCTGGCCGACCCTGACGTGCAACGCCTCAACGCGAAGATGGAGGCCGGCACCGTCACCAAGATGTCGTTCGGGTTCCGTGCCGTCCGCGACCGGTGGGACGACAAGGACGAGCGTGGACTGCCGATCCGCACCGTCACCGAAGCGCAGCTGATCGAGATCTCCGCGGTGTGGCTGCCGGCCTACCAGGCCACCTCCATCGAGGGGCGTGCCGTCCTCGGTGACCTTCCCGTCGCTGCCCTGGCCGCCATGCCTGCCGAGCTGCGCCGCCAACTGGTCTGCAACCTCGGGGACGGCGACGCCCTGGACGAGCAGACCCGCAAGGTCGTCGACCGTGCCATCGCCGCCCTCGAGGAGCTGCGATGCGAGTCCGAGGAGAGCGCCCGGCCGCACCTGCTGGCTGCGCGGCGACGCCTCGAACTGGTCGCACGCCACAGCTGAGACTTCCGGCCCACGCCGGAACGGGACGCCGGAGCCTCCACGCCGGGGAAACCCACCTGGACGGCCCACCTCCCATCCCCCGAACGCAAGACGAGCCTATGGAGGCCAAGATGCCAAGCGCACTTGAGCTACGTTCCGAACGGGCCAGGGTGGTCGGTGAGCTCCGCGCTCTTATCGACCGTGCCGAGGCCGAGAACCGCGACTTCTCCGGTGAGGAGATCCAGACCGAGGAGCGCCTGCAGGGCGAAATCTCGGCACTGACCTCCCGCATCGAACGGCAGGAGCGCGCCGACCAGTTCGACCGGTACAACCCGACGGTCACCGCTGAGGTGTCCGACCGGGACGGCGGCGGCGACCAGCAGGTGTCCGCCGCGGACGAGTTCCGGTCCTTCTTCGCCGGCAAGGCTGAGCGGGCCCGCACCTTCCAGGTGGAGCGCCGCGACGACCCGCCGCACGACCTGAACAAGGGCACCGACGCCGAGGGTGGCTACACCGTCGGTGAGGACTTCGTCACCTCGCTGTACGAGGAGATGGAGGAGTTTTCCGTTATCCGTCAGGCTGGCCCGACGGTGCTCACCACGGCCCGTGGTGATGACCTGCTGATCCCCAAGACCGACGACTTCTCTCAGGCCGCGATCGTCGGTGAGGGTTCCACCATCGGGAAGTCCAATCCGACGTTCGACCAGGTGAAGCTAGGCGCTTACAAGTACGCATTCATCATGACCGCGTCCCGTGAGCTGATCGAGGACACCTCGGTGTCCAACCTGATCGGGTTCTTCGCCCAGCAGGGCGGACGTGCCCTCGGTGACGCGTCCGGTGAGCACTTCGTCGCCGGCACAGGGTCCGGGCAGCCGCAGGGGATCATTACCGGCGCCACCGTCGGGAAGGAAGCGTCGGCGACCGCGGCGCTCGCGTCCGACGAGCTGTTCGAGCTGTACCACTCCGTCATCCGGGCGTACCGTGTGCGGGGCACCTGGCTCATGCACGACGACAGCGTCCTCGCAATCCGCAAGCTGAAGGACTCCGACGACAACTACTTGTGGCAGCCCGGGTTGCAGGCGGGCCAGCCGGACCGTCTGCTCGGCCGTCCCGTGTTCCCGGACCCGCACGTGCCTACCATCGAGGCCGGCGCCAAGCCGATCGCGTTTGGTGACATGTCGGGCTACTACGTCCGTGACGTCGGTGCTGTCGAGGTGGTCCGGTCGGACGAGTACCTGTTCGACTCCGACCAGATCGCCTGGCGGTTCCTGGTCCGTACCGACGGGAAGCTGGTCGACACCTCCGCAGTGAAGACGCTGCAGATGGCCGCCAGCTGACCGTGCGCACCGTAGCCCGGGGGGATCGTCAGCTTCCCCCGGGCCGGTCCAGAGGGGTCTGACATGCCGAAGGTCAAGATGCACACGTCGATGTCCGGACCGGGCGTGAACTGGCGTCGCGGAGAGACCGTCGACGTCGAGAAGGCAACTGCCGACCGTCTCGTCGACGCAGGGTTCGCCCAACCTGTCGTGACACGCCGCAAGCGTGAAACTGCCACCGTCGACGCGACCGAGACGACCGAGGGCGGCTGATGGCCACCTGGTCGCCTACAGTCCAGCAGGTAGCGGTCCACCTGCCGCAACGCTTCGGCACGGACGGGCCTGACGAGCACACCATCCCTACCGCCGACCAGGTCCAGACCATGATCGGTCTGCGGGTGTCGGAGGTACGCCAGAAGTGCGGCCGCATCGACGAATCCCCAGCACAGATCCAGGACTACGCCACCGACGTCACAGCAGTCGGCACGGCCGCCTACATCGAGGCGTCGTTCTTCCCTGAGCAGGGACCCTCCGAGACGGCGATCTTCCTCCGACGCCGCTACGAGGAACAGGTCAAGGCGCTGCGCAGATCCGTGCTGCACGCCTGGCTGGGCGACCGGTACGACCATGGATGACCGTCGCGAGCTGCTCGGTGAGCTGATGGCGTCCGCCGCCGCCGCAGAGGACTTCGGTACGGCGTTCTTCGCAGCGGCCGAACGGTTCCGTGACGCGGCCGAGGAGCACTTCGCATCCGACGGGTCCGGGCAGTGGCCCGCCTGGTCAGACAGCTACGCGTCACGACGTGCCGGCGGCAGATTGATGGTCGAGTCCGGTGACCTGCTCAAGTCGTTCGCGGACGCTGGCAGTCCCCACCACATCCGGCGGATCACCGCCGCGAAGCTCGAGGTCGGGTCGTCGAAGTCGATGGCCAACTATCACCGAGGTTCGGGCCCGAAGCTGCCCCGCCGTGACCCGATGCCGCCTCTTGAACTGTTCGAGCAGGACTGGATCGACGGTCTCGGCGCCCACATCGGTGTCGGTGGCGGGACCGTGTCCGCAACGATCGGGATGTAGATGGTGACGTCGTGGCTGGGGCCGGTGTTCGGCATCCATGAGCTCCGCGCGGCCGTCACCGACGTTCTGCAGGCGTGGCTGCCCGTCGCCCTCGTTGATGTGGCCCGCCAGACCGGCGTGGACGAGACCACGGTCCCGTTCCCTCGGTCGTGGAGACGGGTCGCCTCGTGGGACAACGTCCCCGAAGACCAGCAGCCCGTCGTCTACGTCACCTCCACTGGGACGGTAGGGGAAAACACCCGCCGCTCCGCCGGGATGACGGACGCCACCTGGCGGCTCGCTGTGCTCTCTGCGGTCCGCGGGAAGGACTACGACCAGACCGCCGAACGCGCATCGGTGTACGCCGCTGCGATCCGTGCGGTGCTCTCACAGCACCGCCCTGACGTGGAAGGCCTCGCCCAGCTGAACTGGGTCGGCGAGTCGTACGACGTGCTGTCCACCGCCTCGCAGCGGACCTGGGCTGGAGCCCTGACCGAGTTCGACTGCCAGGTCGACCCGTCCGTCCGGCGGGCCTCACCGCCCCGTCCTGCGCCGCTGGCCCCGCCGGCAGATCCGTTCGACCTGCCCGATGGGACGGTCGAAGCATCCGACGTCGCTGCCTACATCGAGGTTGACCGATGAGATGCAAGGTCACTGCTGACCGTCCCCTCGAGGTGGACGGCGGCCGAACCGTGGCACCCGGCGAGTTCGTCGAGGTGAACTCCCGAGACGCCCGTACCGAGCACCACCTGACCGCCGGCCGCCTCACCCGCGTACCGGCCCCCAACGTCGTCGCTGAGGAGGCGTCCGATGGTTGATGTTCTGCCCGGAGTGACCGTACAGGTCGCTGCCCAGGCGCTCCCCTCCGGGGACGCCACCGACACCGGCCGGCTCCACGTCGTCGGCGTGACCCGCAAGGGGCCCGTCGAACCGACCGTGGTCACCGGCACGTCCAGCTTCGAGCGCACCTTCGGGGCGCGGACCCACTTCGACACCCTCACCGACCCGTTGCAGGCGTTCTTCACCGCCGGCGGCGGGCAGGTCGTGGTGTCCCGGGTGGTGGGCGCCGGCGCCCAGGCAGCGTCGGCCACCATTGAGGACGGCGAGTCCACCCCCACCCTCGAGGTGGAGGCTGCCTGGCCCGGCGAAGCCGGTGACGACCTGTCCGTCGAGGTGGCCCATGACGGGTCGAGGTTCACGCTGACCGTGTTCGACGACGGCGAACAGGTCGAACGGTTCGTCCAGATCGAGAGCCCCGCGGATGCGGTCGACGCAACGTCGCAGTCGAGGTTCATCCGTGTGTCCGATCTCGGGTCCGCCAGCGCCGACCCCACCCCGGCTGAGGGCGCCTCGCAGCTGTCCGGCGGCGATGATGACCGCGGCAACATCGACGACCAGCAGTGGGAGGACGCCGTCGACCGGATCGGCCCCGAGTGGGGTCCTGGTCAGGTCGCCGCACCGTCCCGCACGTCGTCCACCGCGCACGGCCAGCTGATCGCCCATGCGGAAGCCACCAACCGGGTCGCGTTCCTTGACGGCGACCAGGGCGCCGGCAACGCGCAGCTGCTGTCCGCGGTCGACTCTGCCCGGTCGCGGTCTGCCGCGCTGTTCGCGCCGTGGATCCAGGTCAGTATCGGCGGACGCATCCGCACGGTACCCGCGTCGATGATTGCCGCGGCCGTTGCCGCACGCCTCGACCAGGCGGAGCCCTCCGCCGGTGCCGCACCCACGTTGGCGCTGGCAGGATTGCCGTCGGTGCTCGACGTCGACGTTGACTTCGATGACGACCAGCACGGTGAACTCAACGGCGCAGGTGTCAACATCTTCCGTTCCGGCCGGTTCGGTGTGCTGCTGCGTGGCTGGCGTTCGACCTCCAACGAGGCGACGTGGGAGCAGCTCAACCAGGTCCGCTACATCATGGGGCTGTCGGCACGCCTTGCGGACATCTCCGAACGGTTCGTGTTCGCGAACCTGTCTGCGGCCACCATCTCCGAATATGGAGCGCAGCTGTCAGGCGAACTTCTCGACGACTTCAACGCCGGAGTGTTGGCAGGCGACGACGCCGACGAAGCCTTCACCGTCGACGTCAGCTCTGACGTCAACCCAGTCGAACAGCTTGCGCAGGGCATCCTGAGTGCCGCGGTGTCGGTAACCCCGGCGCCGGCCGCCGAGCGGATCGTCATCCAGATCGTGAAGCGAAACCTGAGCTGAGAGGAGCTCCACCATGCGGGTCATCAAGGAGCATGACGCCCGGATCACGGTCTGGGTCGACGGCGAGAACCTCGGACCGTTCGATGAGTTCTCACCACCTGACGCCGGATCGGAGGTGTCGCTGTACAGGCCCGGAGGGTCGAAGCACGCCATCGCCACACCAGGGCTGCCGACCATCGGCACTGGCACCGCTACCAAGGCGCTTACCCGGTCCGACGCCGAGCGTCTCCACCGCCGGCTGCTGCCCAAGCGGGGCGAGGGGCGCATGGTCATCGCAGACCAGGCGACCGACGGCCCCGGCGGCGACCCCATCGGTGATGCGGTGCTGTACTCCGGTCTACTGATGCAGGTCGAGCTGTCCGACTACGACGCCGACGGCAACGACAACCGGACCGTCACGCTGACCATCCAGCCCGACACGCAGACCGGATGACCATGAGCGACGTTCCTCCATCTTCGCCGCTCACCTCCCTGCGTGACCGCATCGACCGGGCACGCCGCCAAGCTGTCACCGACCTTCCTGTGGCAGGCTTGGACGGCGTGTGGGTCCGCTATCAGGCCCTCGACCACGACGCCGTAGACCAGGCGCTGAAGAAGCGCAACACCGCCGCGCTGGACGGTGACATCTCCGCGCTGGCGCGGTCCTGCGTGTCCATCCTCCTCAACCCCGAACAGGCCGACCCTGAGCTGGCCGCAGCGTTCGACGGCTCAGCACCATGGCTCAACGACGACGGTGAACTGTCCGCAGGACCGTTGACGTTTTCCTCCGACCGGCTCGCAGGCCTTCTCGGCCTTGACACGCCCGCACGGCCTGCCGAAACGGTTCGGGCCCTGTTCCCCCTCGAGCTCAACATCTCCGACCACGCAGCCCACGTCGCGAACTTCTCCCGCGGTGAGGCCGGCACGGTCGGGAGGTCGGCGCTGGGAAACTGACCAACGCCCCCGCCGTTACCGAAGCGGCGCGGGCGTTGCTTGCGGGATGGTCAGACCCCATGTCGATGCTGCGCCTCGACGCAGACGACTGGCTGATAGCGGTAGCGGTCGTGGACCGTGCACACGAACTGCACCGCAAGGCCGTGGAGCACAGGGGAGGTTGAAATGTCGGCTGCGCACGACATCATCGCCAGGCTGCGGGTGGATGGGGCCTCTCAGTACACCGACGATATGGAGGGCGCTGCTGACGCCACCGAGGAGTTCGGTGACACCACCGAGGAGGTCGTTGAACGAACCTCCGGGGTGTGGGACACACTGTCGGAGAATGTCAACAAGATTTCCGGTGTGCTGGCCGGAGTAGGGGCATTCTCCGAAGGGTTCGCACGCACCCAGCAGGAATCCAACCAGACGCTGGAGCGGTCCGCGATCGCGACCGGCATGCAGACCGACGAGCTGCGTGATCTCGCCGTCGGCATGTCGGACCACACGTTCGCCACCGAGGACGCCATCGCCGGCATGGAGCGCCTCATTCAGTCCGGGCACGGCACCGCCGAAGAGTTCGAAGCGATCCTGCCGGCAGTCGACGACCTTGCCGACGCGACCGGGCAGGACTTCATCGCAGCGATGGACTCCGCAGAGCGCATCCTTCGTCCACTCGGGGAGTCGCTGGAGGACGTCGAGGGCAACGGCGACCAGCTGACCCGGATGCTGAACGAGACCAACATCCCGCTGTCCACTCTTGAGCGGAACCTCGGTCGCGTGCCCGACGAGCTGCAGGACCTCGAGTTCGGCCTAGACGACGCAGCGGCTGGAATCGAGGTGTTCCGTGACCGCGGGTTCTCCGGAGAGGAAGCGGTGCGCGAGTTCCGTGGCGCCGTCGCCGACTCCGAAGGGGACATGGACGCCCTCCTCGAGGGCCTCGGTCTGACCGCAGAGGAGTTCGACGAGTACCGCGCAGCGGTCGAACCCGTCCCCGGGCTGATGGGAAACACCGCAGAGCGCATGAACGACACGATGACGCCGATGCAGCGACTGCAGTCCAACCTGCAGAACACCATGGCACGGTTCGGTGGGTTCACCGACGTCGCCGGGCAGCTCGCCCCGGTGGCGATGGGCGCAGCGTCCGGCCTACAGCTACTGTCACGCACCAAAGGGCTTGCCGCGGTGGCCACGCGCGGACTGTCCACCGCGATGGCGTTCCTGGCCGCAAACCCGATGGTGCTCGTCATCGGCGGCATCGCCGCGCTGGTGGCCGCAGGCGTGTGGCTGTGGAAGAACTGGGACCAGGTCAGCGAGTGGATCTCCGGGGCGTGGGAGTGGCTGTCCGAAACGGTCACCGGCATTATCGACACGTTGCGGGACGGACCGCTCGGCGGCCTTATCACCGCCATGGAGCTGCTCTGGGACGCCTGGTCGGAAATCTTCGACTGGATCGTAGAGAAGGTCAACGACGTGTTCGGTGACGAAGGGTTCGTTGGCACGATCAAGGGCGCGGTCAACGCAGTGCTCGGCATCGTGAACGGCGCCATCGACGCTCTCAACAACGTCTCCATCCAGCTTCCCACCGTTCCCGAATGGGTTCCGCGCTTCGGCGGTTCGGGCGGGCAGACACTGAGCTTCCCGACGATCCCCAACATCCCCACGTTGAACCGTGGCGGCCTGGTCCCCGGCAGTGGCCCCAACCGAGACACCACCCTCGCTGCCGTCACCCCCGGCGAGTGGGTACTCAACCGTGACGCGGCTTCCGCCATCGGTACCGACACCCTCCAGATGCTCAACCGGCTCGACCGGTCCTCGACCCCAGCAGCCATGCCCGGCGGTGACCTCAACATCACGATCTCGGTCCAAGGCGACGTCCTCGACCCGGAGGACTGGTTCCGTCGCAACCGTCGCGCCATGGCCGAATCTGTCGGCCGGGCAGTCGCCGACGCGCGAGCGTCACGATGAGGCGCGGCTCTCTGCTTCAGGTCGACCCTGCCGGCCCGACCCTTCGGTTCCAGTTCAACCCCACCAGCATGCGGTTCACCGGACGGCAGAAACGCCTTGAGGTCATCCCCCGGCCTGGCCGCATCGACGCTGCCGAGTGGGACGGTTCCGCGCTTCGCCGCGTCGAGTTCACCCTCAGGCTCGACGGATACCCGTCACGGTCGGTCAGCGGCGAAATCCTGACCCTGGAACGGATGGCAGGACTGTCGCGCCCTGACAAGCCGCCGCCACGCGTCCGTCTCGACTACGGCGGCCTGCTCGGTCAGCAGTTCATCATCGAGGAGGTTTCGCGGGGCCCAGAGCTCCGCCGTGGCGACCTCCAGGTCGTCCGTATCGACATGGACGTCGTCCTCCTTGAGTGGGTGACCCCGGACCTCGTTGCGGCACCCGCCGTCCGTGCGCAACAGCGCCAGCGCGCCCAATCCAGCGACGCAGCGCCGTCAGGCACGACCCACACGGTGGTGTCTGGAGACACCCTGTGGGCGCTGGCTGTCAGGTTCCTTGGGTCAGGCCAACGGTGGCAGGAGATCGCTGACGCCAACAGCATCAGGGACCCGCGAAGACTCCAGGTCGGTGCGACGTTGCGGATCCCAGAACGATGAACCTGCTGTTGACCTCCCCGGCAGGACGGCTCGACCTCACTGAAGCCTGGGTGGACATCGAGGTCGTATACGGCTTCGACCCTGCAGCGCAACTGACAGTGGTATGCCGCGACGGTGAACGCACTCTCGTCAACGACCGCGCGCTGGACCGCGACGGTCACCCCCCAACGCTAGACCTTGACGGTCGAACCTGGCGGCTGCAGCAGACAGCCAAGGACGGCCGGCAGGTCACCCTAACCTTCGAGGACGATCGGGTGGCGCTGCTACGCGACCAGAAGGGCGAGTTGACCGTCACCTCAGGCAGCCTCGCGTCGTTCGTGCGAAGGCTCGCTTCCGACGCGGGAGTCAACGTCGACCAAGTGGCGGTCGACGATGTGGACCAGCAGCTCAGCCGTGACGACGCCGAGACGTCGTGGTCTGCGATCGGCAGGCTCGCAGCCGAGGCAAACGCCCGTGTGCTGATGACCGCAGACGGCCTGACAGTCGCGCCCGACAGCGACATCACCGCACGCAATGAGCCCCTGTCCTTGCGCGAACAGACTGGCGGTGTCGACTTCATCAACTTCGTCGTTGACGCACGGGACCGTGCACAGGAGGCGACCATCGAAGTCCGCGGCGAACCCGGCACCATCCATCCGGGAGTGGCAGCGCGAATCGAAGGTCTGCGCCCGGCGCGCGGGCCATGGGTTGTGTCCCAGGTGACCTGGCGCCCCCACCGCACAGCAACCACGATCGACCTTATCCGGCCACAGGTCAGATGATGGCACTCTCAGAGTTCGACCGTACGACCATCACCGCGTTCGACGGCCCTACCGAAGCGGTCGTGCATCGGGTCGGAGATGACGGTCTGTTCGTCCGCATCGTCTGTTCCGGGCAGCGGTTCATCCACGGCCCGTGCACCTGGTCGCGGCCGGTCCCCGCCGCAGAGGCTGGCGACCCGCCACACGACCACGGCATCGATCACGGCACCCCGCGGCCCGGGACCCGATGCCTAATCATCCGATCCGACGCTGGCCGCTGGTGGGTCATCAGCTTCGACGGCTGGCCGTCAGGAGGCTGACGTGCCCATCCCGCATCTTTCAGTGCCATTCGCCATCGACGCCCGCGGGCACGCCCGCACTGTCGAGCAGGACACAGCGGCCGAAATCGTGCAGAACGTCGCCGTCGTGCTCTCTACCAGGCCCGGACAGCGGCAGGCCCTACCCGCATTCGGCATCGAGGACCGCACCTTCGACGTCCTCGACGACGTTGACTGGCTCGTCGACGCGGTCACCGCATGGGAGCCACGCGCGGACGTCGACGTGACCGTGACCGCTGTACGCCAGACAGGACGTTTCGACATCACCGTGGAGGTCGACCGCCAGTGAGCTACCTGCGCGCCCCCATCGACGTCGACGTCGACGACCTCATCGATCGCGCGCTGGAGCGCATCAGCGACCAAATCACGGGGTGGGTACCCCGAGAAGGCCACCTCGAGGTCGCGGTGATCGAGGAGCTAGCCCGTCTGGTGTTCGAAACCTACGGCGTCGCCGCCGACGTTCCCGACCGGATCTTTTCCGCCTACGGCCGCGAACTGCAAGGCATCGAGCAGCGCGAAGGTGCGCCGGCGACTGGAGTCGTCGAGTTCACCGCCACCGACGACCAGGGCTACAACGTCCCGGCGGGAACGGTGGTTGCGTTCAGGGTCACCGGTGACGAGCAGGTGTTCTTCGCTACCGACGCGACGGTGACGATCCAGCCAGGCGACACGACCGCGTCGGTGTCGGTCACAGCACAACAGGACGGTCAGGAAGGCAACGCGCTTGGGCCGGGACCTGTAGAGATCATCGACGGCCTTGCGTTCCTAGACTCCGCAGCGTTGCTGGACACCACCGCAGGCGGCGACGAGCCCGAAACGGACGCGGCCTATCGCGACCGGCTCGCCGACGAGCTGCGCCTGCTCGCTCCCCGCCCAATCCTGCCTGACGACTTTGCCGTGTTCGCCCGCCAGACCGCCGGCGTCCACCGGGCCCTGGTCCTCGACCTGTACGACCCCGCCAGCGGCACGTTCGGCAACGACCGGACCGTCACCCTCGTCCCGGTCACCGTCGACGGGAACATCCCGGACGGCGCGGTCATCGGCCAGTTGATAGCCGACATGGAGTCCCGCCGCGAGGTCAACTTCGTCATCTTGACTGCAGAGCCTGACTACAGCCCGGTCGCCATCGACTTCACCATCGAACCGTCGGCCGACTTCACCGACCAGGCAGCGGTCGACGCCGCCGTCGAAGCCGTTGAGGAGTGGATTTCCCCGGCACGGTGGGGCGGCGGCGAACAGTCACCACCGGTCTGGGACTTGACCCCCACCGTGAGGTTTCTGGAGCTTGCCGGCCTGATCGCGAACCTTGAAGCGGTCGACACCCTGGTCGACTTAACCATCAACGGTGACGCCGACGACGTGGAGCTGACTGGCGTGGCGCCGCTGCCCGCCCCGCTCGACGACCCGTCCGACCCGTCCGCCGTGACCGGGCAGGTCGCGTCGTGACACACCCCACCACCGTGCTGCTGGCTGACGCCCTCGGGCCAGGGCTCAACCGCGACGCCGACGGAAACCCCAACACGGTGCTTGAAGGGTGGCTGGACGGTCCCGGCCACCTGCTGGGCGCCATCGACGATCTGGTCCGCGGCGACGGGTGGACCGACGTCCTCGACCCGACCGCCACCCCCACCGAGTGGCTTGGCTGGGTCGGACAGTTCGCCGGTGTCCGCCTGCGGCGCGGCCTGACCGAGGCGCAGCAACGCAATCGCGTGCTGGAGACCGCCGGGCAACGCCGAGGCACGCCTGAAGCGATCAGGGGTGCGGCACGTCAGCTACTGACTGGATCCCGGCTCGTCAAGCTTCAGGAACGCACCGATGCCGACGGGAACCCGTCAGCCTACGACCTGCGGGTCACCACTTTCGAAGCGGAAACACCTGACCCAGGAGCGGTCGAGGCGGCCATCGCCGCGGAGAAACCCGCCGGGCTGATCCTCCACTACCGGCTGCTCCCCGGCGCCACGAACGACCAGGTCGCCGCAGGGTTCGCCACCTACGACGACCTGACCGCCGAGTTCACCGACTACGACAACCTTGGCGCCTACGTTCCAGGAGGGGCATGATGCCGACCACTTCACGTGCCGGGCTGCCGTTTCCCGACGGTGAGGACCCGGTCGACATCCCCGGCGACGTAGGCGCGCTGGCGTCACGGGTCGCCGATCTACTCGGCGCAACGCGGCTCACCGAGCTCCAGCGAGACGCGCTGGAGGGCAATGACCTCTATGACGGTCGCGTCGTTTTCAACACGGACAGCGGAGTTCTTGAGGTCTACAACGGCGACGCGGGGACCTGGGACGGCGTGTCTGCAGCGACGTTGTCGCAACTTGCGGACGTGGACACGGCCGGTGCGCAGGCGGGCCAGGCGCTGGTGTTCGACGGGAACGAGTGGGTTCCGGGGGAGTCTGCTGCCGACCTGGGTGACCTAGGTGACGTCGACACGGCCGGTGCCGCGACAGGCGAGGTGCTCGCGTTCGACGGCACCCGGTGGGTCGCTGACGGTGACTACGCCACACAGGCAGATTTAGACGCCCTAGAAACCGGGCTGAACGCCGAGACGCTAGGCCTGTTCGCTGAGACGAACCTGCGGCTGTGGCAGCTCGAGGCGGATGTGATCGGCGAGGTGGAGGGGTTTGTCGGCTGGCATGGTGAGGCGTTCCTTGA